GGAACTTGTCCCTGCATAAAACACCCCATGTAATTCAGCACTTAGGGCATTAAGTCCCAAATCTAATGAATTTTAAAAGCACCCTAGGGGTGCTTTTTATTCCCAAAAACCCTTTTCTTTTTAATCACAGTATTTTTAGGCGCTGGCACCACTACAGATACAGAAGTTTTTTTAATTGCTTTACGCTTCAACACTGTTTTAACTTCTGCAGTATTTTGATCAACCTCTTTTTTAACCTGAGGTTCATCAATTTCAATAGACACGCGCTCGGAAACACGCTTTAAATTCGGTTGCATAATTTTCAAAGCGGCCAAAGCATAAACACGACAGTCGAGGGCCTCATTCCGTGCCCGATCTGGCTTATGCCATTCACGAATCGGTTGCCCTTTCACGTAACGAATAATTAATTTTTCAGCGGTTAACTGTCGATACCACTCCATTTCCCTATCATGTGGAAAGTGACAATAACCTGGTCCTTTCTTTTCCAAATCTAAACGGCGCATAACAGTCAGTTTTGCTTCGTCGACGCCAACAATAAATAAATCAATTTTCCGTTTATCTTTACCTGACTGCTTACGCTGTGGACTTTGCACAATTGGTATCCCCCAACCTGCACGCCCTTTAATTGCAAAGACTTTTCTGTTTCTACGGCTCTTTACATATTCATAAGCCCTTTGTGTATAACCTGCAGTACCACCTGTATCCAAACATGCTGCTGAAATACTAAGTTGAGCACCCGACTCATGCATATACGTATCTTCTAAAATATCATCCAGTTCTTCCCAAACCTCATCACCTAGTGGATCCCCCCAAAGCACTCGATAATCTATGGACCAACTTTCTTCACCAACGCCCCAAGCAACAACTTCTAGTTCAAGTCGATCCATCTGCATATCGATGCCGCAGGTTAAATACACACCAGCATTAGGTATTTGGGTTGCATATTCTTCTGCTCGAAGTTGTAGTACTTCAGGGTCTGCTTTGTCTCCATTCTCTTCATAGGTTTCCCCCAGTGATACGTTTACAAATACCTGTAAATCATCAAGGGCTAACTTATCCAAATAGGACTGTACAATGTCTCGCATCTTACGGAAAGTCGAAAGCATCTCTGGTGCATGAAAACTAACATGGCCTTTAAATGGCTTTTCCGCCTTCCAGCCATGTCCTAATTTTTCAGCATTGCGAATTGCAGCAATACGCTCACCATCAGACCATGACTCACCACAGCATTCACAGCGATAAGCTGAAGTACTAACCTCATGATCTTGATCTAAGTCTTCTTTTGCATCTTGGAGATTCGTCGATTTACGCCCCTGCCAAATCACATTTTCCCAACGTAAAAATTGAGCTTCACCACAATGAGGACAAGGGACGTAGTAACGGCGCTTATCACCTTGGTTAAATGCACTCTCAACCCGGCTCGCACCCGCAATAGTCGGCGTACTTGATTCTGTTCTTAGCGACTGATCGCCAAATGTTGCTGAACGCTGTGATAAGAGTTCAACAGGATCTCCTTCTGCGGTAGCCTCCATCCCGTCGATCTCATCCGCATGGGTGATAGGAGCAGATCGTCCACGTAATGTTTTTGGTGAGCCTGCCCAGCTAAACATCAACCAACCACCAATATACGAAATCATGCGACTATTATTCACACCATCACGGCCGCGAGGTTTTGCCATTTTCTCTGAAATGCGATCATTCGCTTCAAGCATTGGACGTAACTTGGTTTCAAGAAATGTTCGGACATCGCCTTCAGTAGGCTGCACAAAGATTTGAGATTTAGGCTCATGGGCAATAAAAAATGCAGTAATACACTGCTGTATCGTTGTTTTGCCTAATTGAGCACCAGTCATATAGGTAATACGGCGTACATCATATTCTTTAATGGCATCAATCATGCCGCGTTGGTAAGGCGCATTATCAAAACTGATAGGTCCAGGTATCGTGTTACCCAGAGGGATAACAATATTTTTTTCTGCCCATTCGCTTGGCAACATATCAGGTGGTGGAAGTAGATTAACCATGGCTCGCCGCATAGCTTCATATACTGCACCAATATTTGAAAAACTATTCATCTTCTTCTGGCCAATCTAATTCAGCGGATTGCTCTAACGCCAGAACAATTTCAGCACGGAGTTTTGTTTTGAACTTTCGTTCATCTGTCTCACCTATGAGCTGCAAAACTGCACGTTGGGGAACACCTAAAATATTTTGTCTAAGCTGGCCCATTGCCAAAGACCACATACGCTCAAACTCAGCAACAAGAGCCACCTCCCCCTTTTTAGTCGCCAGTTCCAACTCAGCAAGTTCTGTTTCTGCTTTCTGTTTTCGAATTCTTAGTAATTCAATATCATCAGGTATTTCACCTGTCGCATCTTCAACATCACGCTCACGTAACCAGTTGGAAACAGCTGCAGTATTAAATTTCCATTCTTGGCCACGACCACCTTTTTGAATATACGGACAACCACTACGAACCCAGTTATCAATTGTTGGTAGTGACACACCAAAGATATCGGCTAATCCCTGTCTGGTTACCTCTTGCCCTTTAATTACTGCAGACATGGAATCCCTTTTTTACTTCGATTTTCAGAATTAATATTTAAAAACAAATATTTATAAAAAATGAGACATAAACATAAACTACGCTTTTGAAATTCACGCAGATATGAAAACCTGCGAGGTCTTTGCCCCCGCCTTGGGTGCCCCTCTGGAAGTACCTTGGGAAACTATTTTTTCATTGAGATTAGATGTTTCGGTCTGACCGTTGCATAAAGCTCTGTCCTGCTGGATCAGCGCTTGAGCACTCTTGAGTTGCTCTGCTACAGCGTCTGCTCTTGCGGCATACCGAATAAGAAATTCGACATCTCTGTCGTGAAGTCCGCCTGTTGTGGCTGCATGATGACTGACGGTGCTGTCGGCAACGATGGACACATCGGGACATTTCTTGGCTTTGAGTGAGTCGCGCAAGCTGAGATTGTTAGCGCGATACTCATCAATAAGAGTTGTTTCATTGTGCTGCAATTCCTTAATCTTTTCAAGGTACTTAGCCTCAAGTTGCTCTTGTTTTTTGTAACTATTACGCTCACGATTCAACGCATTATCAGCCTGTGTTTTAAGGTCTTCGAGCTGCGTCTCATAAGTCTGTATTTGTTCTGATTGACCACTGTTATATCCATAGTCATAACAGCACCAACCAATGAAAATACTGGTCAATAAAAAGCCAAGAGCAACAATGAGTTTGATGTTCATATGGACCTACTTCAAAAATAGGAGTTTTTCTTTAGCACGGCGATTCACCAGCCCGTTAATGACTTTGCCATTGTCATAGATCCAGCGGTCGAACTGATTAGCAGCTAATCCAAACTTTGATTGGTTGAGTAGCGTCAGCATGGTGCTTTTTACAAATGCTTTCTCACCGACGTTGTAGACGAATGAAGCAAGTGCATCGAATTGGTTTTGATTGAGTTTTACTTTGATGTGCTTATCAAGACATGCATCCACCCATTTGCAATCATTCATCAGCCATAGGTCTGCTTGGCCTTGGGTGCAGGTATCACCTTGTTTGACTGTCACACCATCTGGATATTTGATCGTCCCATAGCCAATCGTCCAAACACCGCCAGTATCTTTATATGCTTGGTTCCGAAAGCCTTCACTTTCACGAATGATGGAATAGCCATAGCCTGAAATATCAAACTGGCCACTTACGGCTTTGGTTAATGAAAACCCGATCAGCGTTGCGAATGTTGTTAAGCCATGACATGCAATGATTTCATCACCAGCACTCACTTGTGACTGTTCAAGCTTTCCACCTGACATTGCCCGTAACCATGAATATGCCTGAGCAATCTCTGTCGTTTGATCAATGCTCATGACTTGCCACCCTTTTTCCAATTCTTCATCATCTCAACAAAGAATTTCTTGAAGCTAATCTGCTTATATGCACCAGACTTAATCCAAGCGAAGAACTCTTGTAGGACCAACCCACCAAGCGCTCCAGTCAGAAAGCCAATACCACCCGCATGACTCGGTGCGAGTGCCGTGTAATGCATAATGAGTAAAGTGAGGTAATGTGCTGTAAATGCACCTGACAGTAAAAACACGGCGTAGTCTTTGGGTGTTTTAAGCTGTTCTTTGTTATATCTAGTCGCCACGGCTGCCCCCATTAATCCCGCAATGAAATATTGGAGACCACTCAAATACTTCATTAAGGCTAGTAACCAATCCGGAAATGACATTATTTTCTTGTCTCTGAATTTATGAATGTATTCGGTATTTTTGTTCTTATTTCAGAGAAGTTTCATTATTCACTTTTTCACATAATCAACTCAGCAACATGACTTCATACAATAAAAAACCACCCGAAGGTGGTCTAGTTTTAAAGGTAAATCAGTGATCAAATGGTTTTTCAAAGGTATAATCAATGTTCAATTTAGACGCTTACGCCAACTTTTTTATAAATTTCGAGCTTGAATCACTAAATTCTCATTATTTAATAAACACACCTAATCCTTATAAATCTTTTCTAATGTCACCCATATAAACAAGTATTTCAACAACAGACTTTCTTAACTTTTCAACTTCATCACTTAAATATTTTTTTAGATCGTCTATATCAGTTTTATTATCAACTGATAACTTAAATTCATTAAATTTATAGTCTAAATCAGAATTTATTAAACTTAATCTAAGTGGATTAATAAAAAATTCAGAATTCCTGTCCATGTTTAAAAGCAAATTATAATTTGTCTGATAGCTCCAATATTTGTTTTTAAATTGATCATAAGACTCTTGATATTTTTTTTCTTCAATTTCTATCTTGCTACTATTTTCATTCTGTAGTTCAAAGATACGAAACGAACAATATTTAACCATAACTTTTAAATGTAATACATGAGCTTCAGAAAAACTCTTCTCCAGATCGAAGAGATGATCTCTTATAAAAGAATAATCGTGCTGATTTTTCCACTTGATGAATAGAATTAGAGCGAGTATAAAAGCTAAAATAGTGCAGATGTTAGAAAATAGTGCTACATATTGTTGAAAATCATTCGGCATTTTATTCTTTCGAAAAACTTACTTTTTACTAAACTACATCAATTAGTTAAATCAAAAAAGCCCTTATTTCTAAAAGCTTTATCTTAATATTCAGACATGCCTAAATAAGCATCATATTTTCAGTTTTTCACAAATTAACTTACAAAAACATAGGCTTTCAGTTATACGCCGTGATCTGCACAATCCGAGTAGATATATTAAAATATTGTGCAATTTCATCTACTCTAAAACCTTGCTCAAGCATGGATTTAATTCCTGCATTACGACTTTTAATCAGTATGTGTTTACACTGCGATAACACCAACAATTCACCGCCAAAGACCAGACACAACTTCTGAGCATCTTCATACCCCAGCATGGTCACAAGGTTATGATCCATCTTTAAACGTGTAGCTTTCGGTACATAAAGAAAGAGCTGCCCAACACCTGTTCTTTTTTCTGTTTTATATTTCGGACATTGGCTCACCAGATATAATGCTTTCTGCCGACCAATGACTTCGGCAACTGAACGTAAATCCCCTTTTAAATCCAGAATACTATCCACGCTTCCCCCTTAAAATCTCGCAAATCGTTTGAACACCAACATGGCAGCATCCCGCGCATGTTCATTGGTACGGCCTTTCCAACCTGTCATACGGAAAAAGTCTGTGGCTTTCTTTTTAGTGGCATTGGCTGCGGGATGAATCATCTTGTACAGATAGCCTTGTTCCTTACACCAGTCTACCCATATCTGCGCATCACGTTTAACAGATCCAAC